GATCTATCTAATTCGTCTTGTTGTTGTTGATGCAATACAATTGCTTTGTCTAATGCATCGTTAATAACTTCTGGAAAAAATCCACCTTGGTTTGTAAGATCTGTACCTTGTAATGGCTGTACAGCAGATGTAATAACAAGTTGAAAACCATTTGCTAAATTTTGATTGTTACCGCCAGATTTTAAAGTTATGCTTCCACCAGGGTTACTGTTTTGGTCATCGTTTAAAGTAACTATATAATCGTTGTTAACACCTAAAGTTAATGTAGTTTCTATACTTGTACTTACTTCTAATTTTTTTACAACTACATCTGCATCTGTAAAAACTTTAAAGG